TCGAGGCACCACCACCACCACCACCCCCGCGCGTGCCAGCACCACCGCCGCCCGTGGCGCCGCCGAATCCACCGCCGCCGCCTCCACCACCCCCGCCACCACCAGAACCGGGGCGTCCGCAGAGCCACAAGAGACGGCTCACGCAGTCCGGTTTGACCCACGTGCCATCAGCGTCGAAGGCCGCGAAGGCGAGCGTCGTCGACTCCCCCACGAAGGTCAGCGCCGTGGTGTTGAGCACGACGGTGGGACCATTGCTCATGCGCCAACCAGTGCCGCCGTTGGTGGTGCCGCCAGCGCGGATTCTCAGCACGACGCCATACGCAAGATCAGCGGTCGAATCGAAGTCGGACGACCGCGTGAACACACACGGCGCGCCAGCTCCGCCCAGCGAGGTCACATCGTAGATGCCACGTTCCGTGGCTGTCGCGTGGTCCTTGTCGAACACCCGATAGCCGACGACGAGCGTGACGCCGTCGATGGTCGGGCACGCGCCGTTGGCATTCCAGGTACGGACTGTGCCGACGAGCGTGCTCGCCGTGAGGGCCGCCGTAGTCGCGACGTGCGCGGCGTTTTTCCAGCTCCGCGCCTCAATCGCCGCCGTGTTGGCGAGCGTGGTGACCTCGAACCTCGACATCGTCGAGGCGTAGATGTTCATGCGGACCTGCGCGGTGGTCAGCCACGCGGCTGGCGTCGTCCCATCGGAGCCACGCGAACACGTCGCCGAGTCCGACGCGACCGTGTGGACCGTGCAGGTCATGATCTCACACGCGCTCGACGCCACGGCGTTTTGGGCGCAGACGACGATCTTGAAGTAGTCACCGCTGCCGCCACCGATCGTCGGGAACTGGCTGCCTGTCCCGGTGTCGAAGGTGATCGACGTGGTGCTGTCGTTGATGCCGACGCCGAGCGTCGTGCGTGCCCCATTGGCGAACAACTCGGCCGAATAGGCGGTGGTCGCGACGAGCGTACCCATCGCGAGGAGTGCGCTGAGAGCGCGAGAGAAATTCTTCACTGTGATCTCCAATGGGCCTCAGCCCGGCGTTCCGTTGAGGCCATCGATGGCGATCTGCGCAAGCGCCGCAGCGGCGTTCGCCGACACGGTCGCTGCCGCAGCGTCGAGCAGCGCCTGGGTTGCATCCGACTGCGCGTTCGTGATGGTTGCGATCGTCGCCGCTGCCACGCGCACGGTTCGATTCGCCGCAGACCCACCGACCGTGATCGTGCCGTCACCAGCGGTGACGGTTTCGACCGTGCCACCACCACCGCCACCGCCACCGCCGCCAACTGCGGGCTGGTTCCATGACATGAGAGCCTCCTTTTTAGTGGCGCAGGTACCAGATGACTGAGATGTCGCTGTCGCCGCCCGAGGTACGAAACCAGATCTGGTCGCGCCCACTGATCGACCCAGGCAACGGCGCGCCGATCTCAGCCGGGCCCTCCCAGTAACCAGTGGTAGCCACGAGCTCGATGTAGTTCGCATCTGCCGTGAAGTCGTCGGCCTGGAAGTAGATACGCAGTACGTTAGCGCCCTCATTGGAGACCTGCACGTACTGCGTGACACCTGGAGGCCGCCGACCTTCACCGGTCGTGGTTACTGTCAGGCGGGCGCACTTCGGCAGGCCGCCGCGAACCGCCCCGGCCACGACTAGGTCGCCTGACCCTTCAGCCGGCCGACGATCACGAGCCCGAGGTTCTCGGTGTCCGCGCCGCCGGCGATGGAGAAGCCAAGCACGGTACGCGTGGTGTAGTCGCACCGCTCGTCGCCGTTGGGCCCGTTGACCATGACCTGATAGCTGGCATCCGCCATCTCAGACAGGTTCAGCGCCGCGAAGGTCACCGCGAACGGCGAGCCGCCAGCCTGGGCGATCTCGGCGTGCTGAATCGTGGTACCGCCCTTGGACGCGCCGGCCATGTACGGCACGCCATCGACCTTCATGTCCGGGAGGTACTGCGAGATCTTCTTCTGTGCTCGAGGCATGACTTACTTCTCCTCTCCGGGACGCTTGTGCTTCTTCCCGGTCGAATGGGTGACGGAAACTTTGGGAGGCTCAATGGACGACGGTGACTCGATCACCGACGGGCCGAGGCCGAGCACATCGAGCGGCGCCGGCGACGCAGCCGACGGCGCGACGAGCGCGGCGCCGATGATACGGCGCATCTTGGGACGCTGTACGTGCGGAATGGGGTTCTGAACCCAGTCGACGCCGTCGAGCAGGCGCGCTGCGACATCGGGCGCAGCGTCGCGCAGGAGGCCGTCCGCGGGGACAGTGATGAGCTGGCCGCCGACATCGATCTGCTGCCCGCGCAGGTCGAAGACATTGCAGAGCAGATCCATCGTGGCCTCCAAGTTCGAGAGCGGGAAAAGGGGCGGGACTGGCTGCGTTCCAGAGGGATGACGCCCAAGAGACGCAGCCAGCCCCTACCCTAGCTGTTGTCAGAGAGCGCCGACGTAGTCCGCGGCGCGCCCGACGTTCTTGAACATCACGTTGTGGTTCGGCGTGTACAGGACCGGGGTCCCGTACAGTAGCTGCATCCACCGAATCGAGGTGTCGACGGTCGACAGTGGGATCTTGATCATGGGCGCGAGCTGCTTGAAGCTTATGTTGTCCAGGTTCATCTGGAGCATGAACGCCCGGAACGTGCCCGGCAGGTTCGCGTTGAGATCCGTGATCGTCATCGCGCCCGCGCCGCCCGTGTTCGGAACCCGCATGATCCGGCGAGCCGTACCAGTCGCGGTGCTGCGCGGCGTCCGGTAGAGCTCGTACCAGGTCGGCGCCGGGCCCGCGCCCGGCGTCACGCCGATCGCGACGCCGTTGCCCGTGGTCACCGCGAGAGTCACCGCGTTCACCGCGACGGGCGCCGAGTTGCCCTTCGAGTTGTACGCGACGATCCAGTAGAAATAGTTGCCGATGTCCGCTGCGACGAACTGCGACCCGGCGGTGGCCCCAGCCAACGCCGCCGTCGAGATCGTCGGGCTGGCCGGACGCTTGTTGATGTCGCCAGTCGCGATTACCGCCGAGGCGAGGCCGCCGTCGTCGATGAACACGTCGGGGACGAACTCGACGTCACCGGCTGGGGTCTCCATGCCGCTGATGTTGAGCCCGACCTTGCCCGTGCTGGTCTTGTTGAACTGGTCGTAGCGCGCCCTCGGGTAGAAGCCCTTGATGAGGTCGCCCTTGTTCTTCGGGTTCATCAGGATGTGCGTCGGGATGCCGTAGTTGGGCGCATCCATGATGGTCAGGGCGCCGTCGCTGATCGCGTCCTCGGTGAGCGGCAAGCCGCGCATGTCGATGACGTTGGCAGCCGCCGCGTCGCGGGTGATCAGACGCTCGATGCCCGTCCACTGGGTCATATCGAGAGAGTCGTCACCGCTGAACAGACCGCGCTCGATCTGCTCAACGAGGCGCATGGTGCCCTCGATCGTCTTCTGCGCGATGACGTTGCCGTGCGCCGGCTTCACCATCGACATGACATGGGTCAGACGCTGCGTCACGCCCATGTACTTGACGGTGGCGAACTTGCGCTCGTACTGACCGTCCGTCTCCTCCGGCAGATCACCTTCGGCCATGAACGCGCCGAGGCGGCTCTGCCCGTAGGACTGGATCTGGTTGTACTCCTCGACCGTGTTGAACGCGGGGAGCTTGGGGATCATCCGCCAGAACCGCACGTGCTCCATGCGGAACGTGGTGTTCTTGAGCGTGTGCTCGAGCGACTCGACGCGGAGCGGAAAACCTACGCCCGGCGCTGCCGTGACGGGGTCTCGATCGTTGCCGGCGCTGAGCGCCTTGCGAAACTGCTGGAGCTCCTCCGAAGACGCCTGGCCGAAGCCGTTGACCCCTTCGTAGTCGCGCCAGCTCACCAATTGACCTGACATTGTGTACTCCTTTTTCCTGTTGTTTCTGAGCTGGCCGACCGACTAGCGGACGGCGCCGTTCGTGCGTTGCGCCTGGTTCTTGGCCCGGGCGAACGCGATGACCTCGGCCTGGAACTCCTTGTTCGAGAAGTCGTTGAACTGCTCGTACTGGGAGCTCTCGATCAAGATGTTGTGGCCACCCTTCGACATGCCGTCGAGACCAGCGGTGCTGGACTGCTCGAGCATCTCGCTGAGCAGGTCGTTGACCTGCGCCTTGGAGAGCGTGTTCGACTGACCGTTCTGCGCCTCACGGCTCTTGGCGAGCTCGTTTGGGGTCGGCGCGGCGGCCTGGTTGGCACCGACACCGAGCGCGCGAGGCGCACGAGCCGGGAGGCGCTCGATGACGCCGAGCTTCTCGCCGAGGCTCTTCTGGAACATCACGATGCCTGCGACAGCCTTGCCGATGTCGAGGATGCCCTTGGCCAGCACGACGACCTGCTCCTGGTGCCGCGCATCGGACTTCTCGATGTGGTCGGAGACCTGGATCATCGCGGTCGACAGGCTGTTGTGCAGCTCGTCGAGGTACGGCGAAACGTCGACCGACTTCGACAGGGTGTCGTTGTTGGCCGGGTTGAGCACGTCGGTGACCCCGCCCGAGAGCGACTTGGCGAAGGTCTCGCCGCCGAGAAGCTTCATCAGCTCGACGTTCTCGTCGGTCCCGATGATGCCGCTCACGGCCTTGGAGAGCAGCGCCTGCTTACGCCCTGAGGGCGAAGCGTCGACGATGCCCTCGAGCTGGTCGAGGCTCTTCTTGAGGTCCTCTTCGGAGACCGCCGCGCTGGAGCCCTGTGCGCCCGCGCCGTTCTGAACTTGCTTGGTCATGATCGTTACCTTCCTCGGCGACGCGCGATCGTGATGTCCACGATGCGACCGGCCGTTGCGTGACTGATGTTCGGGAACCGTTCCCGGACGAGCGAGATTGCTTCGGCGGCAGAGAGCATGCGCGACTTGGCGACGCCTTCTGGCTTCTCGTCCTGCTCGAGCGACTGGCGCGCCAGCGTAGCGCCCGCGCCCGCGCCGCAGACCGGGCCGGACGGGCGCGCGTGGTTCGCCGGCGGCGTGCCCATGCTGAGCGCCTTGTCAACGACGCCGACGATGTGCCGCGTGACCTGCGAGACCGGGCGGTCACCCTCGTCGAGGTCGTCGACGCCGTCCATGTCGATCTGCGAGATCGCGTCCGTGGTCGAGGTGCCGAGCGCGGCGTGGGCCTGCTCCTCTTCCTCGGAGCGGTAGCCGTCTTCGACGGACTTCATAGCAGCCTCCAAGGACTTTGCGATCACATCGAGGTTGGTGTCCTGATTCACGGGACAGTGCGTGGTCGCGACGTGGAACACGTCGGCCTGCGCGATGACCTTGTTGTCACGTCCGACACGTCGCAGGATCTTGCCTTCGATCGAGAAGCCGAGGCGGCGCCCCGTCGGCGACTTCTGCATCGCGCAGGCGGTCTCCCAGATCTCGCGGGCGCGGGACTTGTGCTGGTAGAGCCAGCCCTCCGCCCAATGGCCGTTGGCCTTGGCGACGGTACCGTTGGGGAGGACGTCGCCCTTCTTGAAGCGCTTGAGCGCCGACGGGTCGGGCTCGCCGACGATGCCTGCGATGCCCTTTTGGTGGTTGTCGTTGAAGAAGCCGTCCTTCAAGAAGTTGTCGAAGGAGAGGCCGTCCTGCAGGATGGACTCTCCTTCACGGTCCTTGGTGTCCGTGGAGATCACCCCACCGATACGAAGCTTCTTACCCTCAGGCGCATCGGCCTTTTCGAAGGCGAACATGGGCGCGAAGAAGTGGAACGACCCGTCCTTGTTCACGACGGCAGCCGTGGCCGCGTCCGCAGTTATGGTGTCACCGGGGAGCGCCTTGAAAAGGTTGTTCATGCGGTGCGCCACTGAAACGGAAAAAGGGGCGTCAAAGACCGAAGTCTCCGACGCCCCTCTCCAGCTGCGTGTGTAGACCGTGAGGTCTACAGACGTCGCTGTCCCGGGCCAGTTGCCTCGCTTCTACAGGTAGTCCCGGAACGGCGTCAAGTCTTGGGCGGCAAGAAGCCCGCTGGCCGGCGCGCCACGTCGATGACGAAGCGCTCCTCGGTCGACGCGACGGCGGCCTTGTTGAGCTCGAGCGGTAGCACGATCGACGCCTTGCAGTGAAAACACTGCGAGCGGCAGACACCGTCGCCACCGATGGTGATGCGCCCTTGCGAGCGAACGCTCACGCCATCAGCAGCTTTCTGGACGATGCGGTTCGAACAGCTAGGGCAGCGCAGCGCACTCATCGACGTCTCGCCTTCTTGCGCTCGCGAGCGCGCACAGCGCGACGAGCAGCTTTGCTCATCGAGCTCTTCCCCGGCTCTGGCACGCCCTCGGGTTCTGGCACCAGCTCTGGCACCGGCGGCGGCCTCTTCTTGGGCTCTGGCGGCGCCGTCACGGTCGTCGGCGCGAGCGGCTCGTCGGTGAGCGCTGGGCCGTCCGGCATGCCGTTGTCACCGCCCCGCTTGAGCCGCGCACTGGCCGGCAAGAACAGCCGTGTCGCAACGCCCGCGTCTCGCGGGATCAGCTTGTTCGAACCAGTCTCACCGGCGAGGTCGAGCCGCGCGTCAAGACGGCTTTGGATCGAGGCCCGCATGTCAGGCCCTTCGGCACGGGCGTCCTCGCCGGCCTTCACGCGGTCCGGCTGATCGGGCAGTGGGCGTGGCACCACATCCACGGTGGTGCCGGTCGCGTAGTCAGCCGGCTTTCGATGCGGCGCCTGCTCGCGTAGCTCGTCCCGATCCGAGACCAAAGCTTCCATCGCGGCGCGCAGCGACACCAGTTGGTCCGTGGGATTGGTTGAGGTACTGGTCTGCACCTTGGGCCGTGGCGGCACCTTGAACGCGATGTTGGGCCCACTGCCGCCAGTCATCACGGCGCGGTCACCGAGGCCTGGCACGTCACGAAAGATCGGCGCGAGGTTCGTATCGGCCTTCTCGAGCACGCCCACGGTGAGCACGGGTCGCGCACTCACCAGCGAACGCACGGTGCGCGACACCGACTTCAGCACGCCGTCCTCGGCCGGCGAGCACGTCGAGAGGACCTTTTCCTTGAACTCGTCGATGCCCATCTGCATGAGCGAGCCAAAAAAGCGCGGGTCGTCGTAGTGCGCGTGATATGCGGCGGTCGCCGCGTGCGCGTTGTCAAAGCCGAGCATGGCCTTTTGTTCGTCGAACGCACCGGTCTCGGGCACCTTCTGGTCGATGATCCAGACGAACGGTGCGTCCGGGTCTGGCCCCAGGAAGCAGTCGTAGCCGTCACCGTCAGCGCCCTTGGTCCGCGCAACACGACCATATGCGTGCTGCATGACAGTCGTGCCCGAGCGGCCCGCGACGTCAGTCCATGATCGCGTCGAGCCGACCGGATTTTCGATCTCGATGCTGAGGCCCTGGTAGTCGGTCTTGCCGACCGCAGCCATATCGGACTTCCACAACGCCTTGGCCACGATCGCCAAACGCGGGTCGTACTTGGCGAGGCTGCTCGCGACATGACGTACGAGCGACAGCGACTTGCTGACGAGCTCGTCCTCGGTGGCCTCGAGCCGGATTTTCAACCAACACTCCGCGGTGGCGCGGCCAGCAGACCGACGATGAAATTTCGGCAACGCATTACGCGGCCACGTCCCCGTAGAGAAGGAAGTACACGTTGAGCTCGGCAGTCGCGGCGGGATTCACGATCGAGAGCGACGTGATGACAGCCTCACCGCCGATCTCGCACGGAACGCCGGCAGCCTCAGACGCACGCTGCACCTGCAGTGCGGCAGCGCCGTTGATGACGACGTTCACATTGCCGTCGAGGCCCTTCACGTAGAAGCCACGCACTGCAGTGATGCCGGTGAGGTTGACGACATGCGTCGCCGCGCCCAGGAGCGTCACACGGCCCGAGACCTTGTGGAGGAACGCGTCGCTGCTGCGCGTGTTTCGCGTGATGTCGAGCGCCGACATGATGTCGCGCCCCTCTGCATCTTCGGTGACTTTGAAGTTGATGACTCGCGTGATGCGCACGGGGACCTCCTAGAGATCGATCTCGATGATGCTCGACTTGGCGAGCGAGTAGTCTTGGTTCCGGCTCAGCTCGACCGGCGCACCGGTCCCCGAGCCTGCGAGCTCGGCGGCGATCTGCCGGGGCGTCTGCGCTGGAATCGAGCGCGGCTTGCCCGCGCCATGGGCGCCGTCCGGCACGCCCGGCGGTGGCTTCTTGCCCGCGGCCGGCACGCCTGCGTCCGGTGTGCCGAGCTTGGCTGGCTTGCCTTGAAGCTGGGCCAGCATCCCTTCGAGGTCGCTGACACCACCGGGGCCGCCGCCCGGCGCGCCCGGCCCACCGCCAAGGGCCGCCTGCTGAGCCATCTTGGCCTCGGCGTCAGCCTGCTTTTTGTCCTCGAGCATGGTGTTGCGCGCGTTGATCCAGTTTGCGTCGAGGATGAGCGCGCCCATGCCATCAGGGAGCGGGTCCATGTCGTTCTCAGCGCGCAGCTCATCGATCGTGTAGAGCGTGCGCACACGCTGAGTCATCAGGTCCGCCAGCTCCTTGGGTGTCTGTGACTCGAGGCCGACGAACTCGATCGTGAGGTCGGCGTTGTTCGGCCAGATGATCGTGCGATCGATCTCGCGGCCGATCGCGCGGAGCAACGGCTTGAGCCCGCGCTCGCGCGACTCCTGCGACTTGGCGCGCTGGGCGCCTTCGAACATCGACTTGCCGCCGCCCCCGGAGTTACCATACTTGAAGTTGATCTCCACAGGATCGAGGACAAATACGCTGCAACAAACCTTGATAAGGAAATCCATCCATGAGGAATACTCCATATCGCGGTTCGAGGCCTGCATGGAGATCCAGTCGATCTCCTCGGCGTTCGTGATCGGAGTCCTGAACGCATTTTCAACTCCGGATACCATCTGGTAC